CGCCCGTTTCCGGCCTGGCAGCCTGCGATCTGGGCAGCGAATTGAAAAACCTGGTCACTGATAACCGCTGGAAACTGCCCGGCGATCAGTGCGATCTGCCGTTGAACATCGATGGCATTGCCTCGACGTTCATCAGCGGCGCCCGGGAATACAGCACCTGGACCGTTTCATTTACCCAGACTTTGTACCTCGGGCCATTGCTGCAGGACGACCCCGTGGGCACGCCTAAATTTGCCCGTACCTGGGAGGTGTCGAACATCGACGATCCAGACCAATACCAGGCACTGGAGGGGTAATCCATGTTCGATGTCCTTATCAGTCAGCACCTTGGCCCGATCATCGAGCGTCTGGCGCAGATGCAAACCGAGATTGAAGACCTGAATCGGCGTACCGACAGTCTCTGCCGGATTGGCGTGTGCGAGGAAGTCGATGCGGCCAGCAACACCTGCAGGGTTCGCCACGGTGAGCTACTGAGCCCCGCTATCAGATTCTTTAACCCGAGCGCCGGCGCACAAAGCGAGTCACGCATTCCCTCGGTTGGTGAGCAGTGTGTGCTGCTGAACCATGGCGGCGGCGATAGCAGCGGTCAGTCCGTTGCACTGTTCGGTCTCAATGGTGGTCAGTTTCCGCCGGCCTCAACGCAGGCTTCGCTGACGCGACGCCGCTATCAGGACGGCTCCGAAAGTGGCTACGACGACGCCAGTCACGCTCTGCACTGGCAAAACGGCCCAACAACGTTCACCGGCTCTCGCGAATCGCTCGAACTGAGCATCGGCGCAGCCCGGTTGGTCATGACGCCTAAGGCGATCCAACTGCAACTGGGCGCGAGCGGTTTACTGCTCGACGCATCCGGTGTGCACCTGAGCGGCCCCTTGGTGGATCACCAGGGTCGAGTCATTAGCACTGCCTAAAGAGTTTTCCATGATAGGAATCGATAGAAACACCGGCGCATCAGTCGATGACTGGCCGCAATTTGTGCAGCGCGCGACCCGAGCGTTGACCACGCCTTTGGGCACTCGTCAGAAACGTCCTTTATACGGCTCGTTGATCCCGAATCTCTTGGGCCAAAACCTCGGCGACGACGTGCTGATGCTTGCCCAGAGCCATGCGGCGCAAGCGTTTTACAACAAGCAGAACGGCATCGGTGATTTTCAACCGCAAGTCATTGTCGCCAGCCGGCAGGGGGCGGGATTGTTGCTGCGCTTCGCCGGCACCTGGAAAAACCGTCAACAAACCTTCGAGGTGGTGACATGAGTATGTTGATCCCCGGCCAGAATCAGTTGGCCGAGCCGGCCATCGTCACCGTCGAGGCGTTTGAGGACCTGCTCGCAGAGTTCAAGATCTTCGTCGTTGAATACGTCGGCGCCCGCTCTCCCGAGAGCGCGGCGAAGCTCAAGGACAGTCTGGAAAATGAGAGCGAATTGCTGACCCTGGCCCTCGAGGCCTTTTGTGTACGACTGCAAACCCACGAGCGCAAATACAACGCCCGAATCAAGCAAATGCTGGCGTGGTGGGCCACCGGCAGCAACCTCGATGCACGCTTGGCAGACATGGGCCTTGAGCGTCAATTGCTGGACCCGGGCGATCCTGCAGCGTTCCCGCCCGTCCCCGCGGTTTTTGAAAGTGACGACAATGCCCGGTTGCGTTATTACCTGGCGCCCCATGCCCCGGCGGCCGGTTCGCGAATGCAGTATCGCCGGGAAGTTTTCACCCTGGGTGAACGACCGGCGGTGACGGTCGAAACGGCGGAGGCGGGCGTGGTGACGGTCACGTACACCTTCAACCCTGACGGCTATGCCGCGCAGGTCAAGGATGGCAACGGGCGTCGCACTGCGCCTGGCGAAGTGATGGTCACTGTGTTGGCGCGGGAGGGCGATGGCACGCCGTCCGGCGATCTGCTTAACGGTGTTCGCCAGCATTTCGCCCGACCTGATGTGCGGCCCGAGACCGACCGGGTGACCGTCCAGGGCGCGCAAATCAAGACCTACAAAATACGCGTGGTGGCGAAAATCAACGCCGGTCCCGATTCCGGGCTGACCAAGGCCGCCGTGCAGCAGCAGCTGCAGGCGTATGCCGATTCCTGTCATCGCCTCGAAGGGCGAGTCGACCCGAGCTGGATCGACTACACGCTGCACAACGCCGGTGCGGTTCAGTTGCAAATCCTTGAACCGCTGGCGCCAATTGTGACGACAGCTTTCCAGGCGCCCTTTTGTACGGGGGTCGAGGTCGAGGTGGATACGTTATGAGTGACGACACACCTGGGCCGAGTCTGCTCCCGGCCAACAGTTCACCGCTGGAGAGGGCTCTAGACCTCGGGTTCGGCAGATTGCTTGAGCGCATTACGCTGCCGTTTCCAGCGTTGATGAACCCCGGCGAAACACCATTGGCGTTCTTGCCGTACCTCGGCGCGGATCGCGGTGTCAGCGAGTGGAGCTCCGAAGCACCCGAAGCGGAAAAGCGTTTAACGGTAGAGCTCGCCTGGGCCACCGCGCGGCAGGCAGGTACTCGCAAAGCACTGGAAAACGCCGCCAAAGGTTTGCAACTGCAACCCGACGTGCGCGCCTGGTACGAGCAATCGCCACCCGGTCAGCCTTACAGCTTTTCCGTCAGGGCTTTTACCGAACAGCCTTACAGCGAAGAAATCGATGCGCGTCTTGATCGACGCCTGGCGGACGCCAAAAGCGAACGCGACACCTTGAAAATCTCCGTCGGCCTGAGCGCCTTCGGTCATCACGTCATCGGCGCCGCCACCGTGTGCGGCGAGCTGGCCACGATTTATCCGATTGTCATCGAAGGGCTCGAAGCCTCGGGCCAGGCCTTTATGGCGGCCGGGCTCTACGCCGTCGAAACCTCCACTATTTATCCTCAGGGGTCCTAAATGGCCGACTATTACACCCTGCTTACCAATGCGGGGATTGCCTACGAAACTGCCTGCAAGGCGGCGGGCACACCGATCAAGCTGTCGCAGATTTCCGTCGGTGACGGCGGTGGTGCAGTTTACAACCCGGCGGCAACCGACACTGCGCTCAAGCGCGAAGTCTGGCGCGGGCCGCTCAATGCACTGTTCCAGGATGAGAAGAATCCGAGCTGGTTGCTGGCTGAAGTGACCATCCCTCCAGATGTTGGCGGCTGGTATGTGCGCGAGGCTGGAATCTGGACGGATACCGGGATTCTGTATGCCATCGTCAAATACCCGGAATCGTTCAAACCGGTTTTGGCGACGTCGGGATCGGGGAAGGAGTTTTACATTCGCTCGATTTTTGAGACCAGTAATGCGTCGTTGGTGACGTTGTTGATTGATGACACGGTGGTTAAGGCGACGCGTGCGTGGGTAATGGGTTATCTCGCCGATGAGTTGGCCAAGCTGGACGGCAAGCAATCGGTTCGCGTGGCCACCACGGAAAACATTGTATTGAGTGGCGCGCAGCAAATCGACGGCGTCGCGGTGCTGTCTGGACAGCGTGTGCTGGCGGTGGCGCAAACGGCAGCGAAAGATAACGGTATTTATGTCGCGGCTAACGGCGCGTGGGTACGTTCGGTCGATGCCAACACCAGCGCCAGGGTAACGCCGGGCCTGACGGTAATGGTCGAAGAGGGCGCTGCTAATGGGGGGGCTCTTTGGTACTTGGTCACGAACGGCCCGATAACGCTGGGTACTACTTCGCTGAGCTTTGAAATGCTCGCCGGCAGGACGGGAATTCAGGCAGGGACTTACAAGAGCCTGACGGTCGATAAGTACGGTCGTGCCACTGGCGGTACAAATCCGGAGACGCTGGCGGGGTTTGGCATCAAGGACACGTACACCAAGGCCGAGATTGAGGCGATGATTGCGAAGGCTTCTGCGTTGCCGGTGGGGACAATGGTGCCTTTCCCTACACAAAGCGTACCGCCTGGGTTCCTTGAAGTAGATAACAGCCTATTCAAAGACACTCTTTATCCTGATTTGGCGACGTATCTGAACCGCAAGTACAACTTGCCAGGTGATGCGACGGGTTACACCCGATTGCCTGAATCACGTGGCGAGTTCTTCCGGGGTTGGGATCATGGACGCGGGGTTGACCCCTCCCGTGATATTGGCAGCTGGCAGAAAGGCAGCATCGCGGCAATCGATACAAACGTGGCGGCTACCCAGGCAATTGCTTCCAACCTTGCTGATCATGGCGCTTCGAGAGTAAGGACAGGTTACGACAGTGGCGACATAGCACTCTACTCTGGCGTGACACTTGCGGGCGTAAGCCTGCAGGCAAATGTTCCGTTACCCGGAAATTCCGAAGGCACCTACGGCATTACCCGACCAAACAACCTCGCCGTGATGTGGTGCATCAAGGCCTGGAACGCGCCGATCAATCAGGGAAATATTGATGTCGCCGCGCTTGCTGCTTCTATCGTGCAGGCAACAGAGACAAGACAGGGAACTGCAAAAGTCGCGACTCAGGCCCAGGCCAACGAAGGCACGGATGACGCTACTATCGTAACGCCTAAAAAACTATGCCTTGGGTTTTCAGTCAGCCTTGCTGCGAATGGCTACATTGTTTTCCCTTCCTGGTTAGGCGGTTTGATGATTCAGTGGGGCGTCGCAATCATGCCGGGCACAACAGGCACCTTCAGCTATCCAATTGCGTTCAAAACCGCCATTTACCAAATACTTGCGACGGATGCCGGCAGCGGAGCTCACTCGCTTGGAGTGAGTCCCTTGTCACTGACAAGTTTCACTGCGTACGGCAACTTGGCTACGACAAATGTTCGATATCTGGCCATAGGTTCATAAGATGCGTTATTACAGCAAATCAACAGACAGCGTTTACTTGGATAGCGTACACGGCGCAATGCCAAATGATGTTGTGCCGCTTACTGAGGCGCGATATCTGGAAGTTATAGCGAACCCAAAACCTGGAAAAGTCAGAAGCCTCGATGCGGATGGCTTACCTATTTTGATTGACCCTCCCGCGCAGACGTTAGCCGTACGTTCAACGTTGGAGCGTGTGTGGCGCGACGAAGAGATCGAGCGCGTCAAATGGCTTCGGGAGCGCCATCGGGATCAACTGGATATTGGCCAAGAGCCGACGCTGACTCCCGAGCAGTTCAGCGAGCTTCTGTCCTATATCCGAAATCTGCGCGACTGGCCGCAATCTCCCGAGTTTCCCTCGGCTGATAGCCGCCCGACTCTATCTGTCCGGGTCTCGAAACAACCTCAATAACGCCCCGTTCAACCGGGGCGTTTTCTTATCTGCACAAACACCCAACGACAACCGAAAGCCCCAAACGAATGGGGCTTTTTCATATCTGGAGAAACGCAAAATGGCAGAACGCCAAACCTACACCGTCCTCGTCCCGTTCCCTGTCGGGCGTGGTCACTGGTCGACCGCTGGCCAAGAGCTCGACCTGCTCGACGTCGAAGCCAACGCGCTGCTAAGCGTCGGTCGCCTGGCGCTGAAATCCACATCCACCCAGGCCGAATCGGCCGCTGCCAAGAAGGCTGAATAACCATGGCTGAGGTTTTGAACTTCGAGCACAACGGCATTACCGTCAATGCTTCCGAATCCCC